TGATTGGGTTTTCTACTTCAGGAACAGCACCATCTGTTATAGGGAATAAGTTAGCTGCTATATATAAGTCATCAGCACCATCTATAGGAGTTAAACCTAATTGTTCTCTTGCTTCATTACGAGTCATTATGCCTTCTCGCACAGCACTAGATACATTTTCGTAAGTTCTTTTTCTTCTTTCAGATAAAGCAGGTATTGAGTCAATATCAAACTCCAACCTCAACCTATCATCATACAAAGGTATTAACCATTCATTTAGGTCTGACTGAATCTTTCTTAAATGTGGAATAATAGTTTCTTCATATAGGGCAAGTCTTGCTTCTGATACATTAGCATAGGTTTGTGCATCAGGTACACCGACAAGCTGTGAGGGTACACCAAAACATAAAGCTATATCAGTAGCAGCCATATTCTTTAATTGGTGAAAATCCATGTCTTTAGGAGATAGACCCATTTCTTTCCAGTCAAAGTCTCCTTCAAGAAGCATAGGTCTACCTGCATTACCTGCACCACTGAATCTATTGTTTAGATCAGTAAGCAATTGCTGTCTTTGTGATTCACTAAGGTTAGCAGCAAACCCTGCATCATCCTGTGGCTTAAATATAACTGCTCCACTTGGTCTTGCTCCATTCTGTAGTAGGTTTACATTATGTTTACTAGACATATTGAACTGATCTACTTCTACAGCAGCAGCACTCATAGGAGATAGTCCGTAATAGTCATCTAATGGATTCCATAACTTAACGTGCTTAACTTCACTATATCCGTTTACTTGATCTACCATGTAAGTCTTTTGAACTCTGCCATTTACTACATATTCGTATCTATCAGGTATTGGGTTTCCACTACCTTTTATAACCATTCTGTCAGGTCTTAACTGGTGTAATTCTTTTGGAGCTCCTTGTTCAGCACCTACTTTAAGGATGTAAGCATTACCACCAAGAAGCACATAACCGAATAGGCTATTAAAAAACTCTGAGTATGATTGTAGTGGATTGGGTCTATTAAGTAGGTCAATAATTGGATGTTGTTCAACAATTTCATCTCCATTCTTTAAAATTAGAGGTACTGCACTTGCTCCTTTAGATATCTCATTAACACATCTATATACAATAGCGTTTTTTAAATATCCTTCTTTAGCTAATTGTTGATAGGTGTATACTTTTGCTTCTTCAGTACCAACACCGAAGTAACCCATCATGTTTGAATTTTTTGTTTCTAAAGTCTTTGAATTAAAAAGTCTTTGAAATATTGTTTTTTGTGCCATTAGCTTATTCTCCAGTTTACTTGCCCTTTAGATTTGCTAAGTTCAGTCAATCCCCAAACCAAAGCATCTAATCTATCAGGACTTGGTTTAAGCTGACCTACATATGAACACATTTGCGATTCTAATTCTGCAAAAATACCCATATGATGTACACGCTTCTGCTCGTATAGTGCTGCAATAGGTTCTGCTCTTAACATTTTACCCCTTGTAGCCCTAACTGACCTGTAAGAAACATTAGGGTCTTTGTCCCTTATTACTTTCTCTACTAAGTCTCCACCATTATTAACTTCAGCTATTATTCTATCTGCTTCCCATTCATAGTAAGCATTTAATACAATTCTACCCCAATTATCAGCAGTATGTCTCCCTGATAAGTCCTCAAGTACATAATACTCGTTATTTCTGTCTTTGCCTACTACCATTATTCCAGTCTCATCACTGTTCTCTCCTGTTGTTACAGCAGGGTCTACAGCAACAATGATTTGTACTAAATCCCTTTCCTCTTCTTGATTTAGTCTTGTAGATTCAATCATTTCATTGTTCCATAAAGCACCCTCTACATCATCAAGTATTTCAGCGTATAACTCTTGTCTACCTAATGCAGTTCCTTCATATCTTTCACGCATCATTTCTAATGCACTATCAGCTAAGTTAGCTTGATTTTCAAACGTATTGCCTTTTGTTAAATGAACGTCATGTCTTACAACTAAGTCTTTTAGTATTTTTATTGGTTTAGGTGTTGTTGTTATTAAACACTGTGGCTTGTCACCTAGTCTTAAACCAAACATAAGCTGGTCAAATGCATCAGGGTACTGCCAAGATGCTAATTCATCACACCAAGCTCTATGGAACTGTGGACCCCTTAATCGTTCAGGGCTATGTGCTGCAAATCCTATTATCTTAGAGCCATTAACTAATCTGATCTCCATGTTAGATGCAGCAAAACCATTAGTACCAAATGTAGTGTCCATGCATTCTTTGGGAATGATAGATAATAATCCTGATGGACCACCAAAACATACACGTCTTAAATCACCAAACGTAGGTGCAACAACTGCACTTATTGTATTTGGATTTCTTAAGGCATAGATTGAAATATCCTGTGCGCCTGTTTTTGTTTTACCCCAACCACGACCTGCTAATATCAACCAAATAAAAAAATCTTTATCTAGTGGTGCTATTTGTTTAGGTCTAGCTGTTTTGAGCCAATCAGTGTACAGGGTTATCGCTTTCTTTTGACTTTGCTCTTGCAACCGTGTCAAGCAATTCCATAGCTTCTCTGAAGGCATCTGTGTCTGTAACTTCTGCATTTAGTTTCATGTTTTCTGTTGATTCGCCTAACGCTAGTTTACCAAGCTTCTGTGCTTGTAGACTTGCTGTCGCTATTTGATTCAACATTTGGGTTGTCATTGTAGGTGAACCTTGTTGTCGTTTTGTATTGTTCTCTTGAAATAATAATCCTATTTCGTTAAACATTATCTTTGCCATAGTTAATGCGTTGCTATCTAAGTTCTTAGATTCTTTTACCATTTCCTTTTGTCTTTCTGCATCTAGTTTCTGCATAAATTCATCATGGAATCTTTCTTGTTGGGATTTCCAACTTTCTTTTTGTGACCACTTATATAAAGTACTTCTAGCAATCTTATGTTTGATCGCAAGTGCATCTATAGTTTGGTACTTACGTTCAGTACTTCCTAAATCTATACCTTGTACAAATTCAGTTCGTATCTTTTCTGCAAGTTCCTTTGTAAGTTTGTTCGTTTTAGCCACTAAAAATTAACCAATAAGTCTCTAATAATCTCAACAGTCTAGCATACATAAATACAAATATACAAAATGGGTTTGCAATTATTTCTAGAATAGTTATAATTACAACTATTGATATTTGAAATTTAAAAAAGGAGTTAATATGAATAGAACATCTATAGTAATGAAATTACTTAAAACTGATTATCCAAACCATGTAGATACTTTTGGTTTTAAAGAAGCTGATATACAAATGCAGTGCATACATGGTAGTGACTGGATAGAACATAAAAAAGAAATATACCAATGGTATGATCAAGACTATGTAGAGCCACCATTACATACAGACTTGTGGGGTAATAAGTATCGTGGGTGGGTGTAGTATGAAAGCTAAAACATTTGAACAAGCATCCTACCAGTGGGCATGTTATATATATGACAACTTTGGTCGTAGTAACGAACACTCATACCCAAGTGAGAAAGATTCAGAAGAGAAACATACAGTATGGATTCTAAAAAATCATTTTGGTGTACTTGCTGTTATAGATAAAGTTACTGGGAAGGTCATAACGTGAATAACTTAGTACTACAAAAAATATTACATTTACATCAATTAGTAGAGACTCCAAAATCTGACATAGATAAAGAACTAGATACACCTAAGAGCAGAGCATTAGCTAAGCTATTACAAGTACCTACATATTTTTCTACAGATGCTGATGGAACGACGCTTATACCTAATGTAGAAATGAAAGCTATGTTAAAAAGTTTTGCACAGACGATATCCCAAGCATCAAAGTTTTATATTGATAAACGTAATACTGAATTTCTGACTGACAAGGAATTTGAAACAATTGAAAGCGATCTTAAAATATACGCACCCTACAGAAGTACATTCCTACAAGTTGAAGATGATGAGTATGTGTACAACATATTATGTTTTGATGACGGTGACATAACGAAGGATACAAAAGAACCAGTTTTAATGATGACTATGTTGGCTTACGTTAAAGAGGATGATTGTTTTGTATTAGATATAAATGGTTATAGTTTTACCTTTCATGAAGGAAGCACTTACACGTTTTGGCTAATGGATAGTCCAATGAGTAAATTTGTAGATACCAGTGTAGATATAAATAATAGGTACACTAACAAAGCGTTAAATTATTTTGTAGAGTGTATGTCTTCGCAATGGATTACCTTAATGATTCTTTTGCAATATCCACAAATATCAGATTCTAAAAATGTGAAAGGTAGAAGTAATTTATGGCTAGATATAAAATCTAAGTTTACGACAAGTGTATTAAGGGCAAAGCCAAATTTTCAACATAAACAACTTAAGATAAACATGTATGGAAACCAACCTGCACAAAGCAATAATACTAATAACAATATTAGAAGTATTGGCACTGCATTTCATAGTGTAAGAAAACATTTAAGAAAACTACATAACGGCAAACATACATTTGTGAAGGCACATTTTAGAGGTGCAAAAGAACACGGAATTATTACAAAAGACTATGAAATAAAAACTTAGATTAATTTGTCCATGAGTATTGTATTTGATTAACTAGTTGTTATAATAACTACATCAACATGATATTTAAAAAGGAGAAAAAATGACATTTGATAATAATAGAACTTTCGGAGTAGAGATTGAATTCATAGGTGAAAACAATCAAAGAACAACTGTAGAAGAAATCAACAACTATCTACAAAACAATAATGCTTCTATAAGAATGTATAGTGCTTCTTATAGCGATTGTGATTCTAGTAAGTGGAGACTTAAAACTGATTCATCAGTTAGTGGTACTGGTTATGGTCTAGAAGTGGTATCGCCAATATTACAAGGAGAGCAAGGATACAAAGACTTAATGTTAGTTCTTGACTCTATTAATAATACTGGTGCTACTATCAACAGAACTTGTGGATTGCATGTTCATGTAGGTGTTAGCAACTGGAAGATCAAACACTTTAGAAATCTTTACAAAAGATACTGTAAATTTGAACAAGCTATTGACAGTGTTATGCCAACTTCTAGAAGAATGTCTAACAACACATACTGTAGGTCTACAGTTGGTTCTTTTACACATAACGACAATCTAAAAAATGCGTTTGATGTTATTGATTCATTAAGAAATGCTAGAAGTATTTCTAGACACATTGGTACTAGATACACAAAGTTGAATATTGATTCATTTTGGAAGCATGGAACTATTGAATTTAGACATCATGCAGGTACTACTGACACAGATAAAATTGCTAACTGGTTAAAGCTAGTAATGACAATGGTTCAAGCAGCTGACCAAATGAGAAGCGTTAAGGTCAAAGGATTTGATTGTAAAGATACTTACAAAGACAAAATTAACTTGATGTTAAAAGGTTTGGGACAAGTAGATGGTAGTTTAGTTGACGCAACAGTAAAAAGATTTTTCACAAAAAGAAGGAGAGAATTATGCAGTTAGAATATACAGTAAAAGGTGGTGGAATCCTTAGAGGTTTCACCAAAGAGGACATAGCTTATGCATTGTATGAGTTATCACTAGCACCAAGTTCTAGTTTTACAGACTGGTTACAAGATACTTCTAGTAGAATCAATACGCAGTTTGGTTATGTTATCAGAGATCAATACCCACATCATTTTGTGGATGACCTTGCTAGACATGGTCTTATTATGAGGAGTGTGTAATGTTTTACTTTGCTTATGGTGCTAACCTTAATATAGAAAATATGAAATACAGATGCCCTAATGCTAAACCAGTTGTGAAGTTTAGTTTACCAAATTATAAATTAGTATTTAAAGGGGTTGCTGATATTGAATACAGCCTTGATGATTCAGTTGAGGGTGTTCTTTGGGATATAACTGATGTTTGTGAACAAGCATTAGATGTCTTTGAGGGTTATCCGCATTTATATCGTAAAGAGTATTTTACTATAAAGATGGGTGGAAAACTTGCAGATGATTTTGGTGACAATGCTGATGTGATGTTTTATTCAATGAATAGGACACAGTATGGTGAGCCACACTCTAGCTACTTCAATTGTATTCTTGATGGTTATGTTGCTAACAAGTTAGATTCAGATTTTCTATATGAAGCACTATTACATGCACAAGAGAATCAATCATCCCTGTCTTACGAATCTAAGTCTTGGAAGTAATTAGTAAAGCGTATAGAAAACAGTTATTTCTGTGCCCTTTGCGACATCGTCTATAGTTGATAAACATCTTGTTACATCCTCAATAAAATCTATTTTAGAATTTGGTTTATCTGAATGATTAATAAATCCACCTAAAGGAGTTCTTATCCATTCTTGAGCATTTACATCAATTTTATAATGTGTATTGCCTATAAATGTTTTAGCACGTATATCTTCTGTAGCAAACAAACCTAGACCATCTATACTACTTTTTTTAATTGTGAGATAGTTTGGTAACGGTCTGTACGTATCACTATCAAATTTTTTAGTTGTATCAGTCAAATTCCCTTCCCTCTAAATCAGGAACCCAACCTTTCGTAAATTCTTCTTGTGAACCTTTTTCAGTCATAGGCTTGTAATCATAAAGTCTATCTATTTCCTCTTGCTCCATTCCTAATAAATCCATAAGCTGTTGATCTGTATAGTCATGACTTTCTTTCATCTTTCTAATGATACCAGTCATAGGTAATATTCCATGATTTCCCCTTGCTCTGTTGTGAATTATAGTTGCACACATTTGTTGTGCTTCATCTACCATCTCGTCTAAGAAAACTACAGGAACATAACCGTCTGTGAGATCAGAAATATCCTTATCACCTGAAACAGTCCATCTATGAAATCCATCTACAATTTCGTATGTGCTTCTTATTACAATTGGTTGTGTCCATCCACACAGCTTAATGCTGGTTTTAAGAAGCTCTAACTCCACTGGTGCAACTTTGTTAGGGTTGTAGTCGTTTGCTTTCAGCTTTGACCTTTCCACCCATTGCATAGCGTTTATTGGCTGATTATCTTTACCTTTTTTGACCATGTCTTTCTACCTCGTATGCTTTCTTTTGTGCAGCATATTGTTTTTTATTACTTGTAAACATTGGTTGTTTACGCCCTTTGAAATCACCACGCATAGCTATACGCAATAAAAACTTCCAACCTATTCCAGACTCAGGATGATGTGTGCCCATCATAGGTTCAGTTGTTTTCTTATAATGATTGCCTACAAATCCATTAATGACTTCTGCAACTTTAGACCTATAGGGTTCAGGATGCTTGTTTAAAAAGTACTGTATAAACTCTTCCCATGAGGTATCTTTTGGCTTATCAGGAAGACCACCAAATGCATAAAGTTCAGTGTTAGCGTATCTTGCTGCTGTTGCAGCTCCAGGCACTCTACTTTGCATCTTATCCCATAGTTTTGGAAAAGCTATAGAGTACTGCCATAATCCACGCATAGGCTCTTCACCATATGGGGGAGCACATCTTTGTTGTAAATGTGTAAGACCTACTTTTTCTAGAATGTCATATGTTGTGTTGTAATCCCATCCAAATTTTTGGGGACCACTCCACACGTCAACAGTTTTCATATCATATATTGGACATACTTTGACACAGTTAGCTAACGCAGTTTTAGATTTAAGATTAATCATATAATCTTCATATCTTTTTTCACTGGTTTGTAAAATTGTTCTGTATCGCATAAGACTTTCTTCTGATCTTATTCCCATTATAATTCCTACCTCGCCCCAGTCCTGTGGTGGGAAAAGCAATCCGTTACATTCAGGAACAGTTGGTCTCTCTTCTATGTTTCTAGGGAAGTTAGGTATGTCATCTAAACCTATTACGCTTTTATGTGTTGGGTAAGGTCTGCACCATTTCTCTTTATCTTCAGGTGCCCATGGCCACCAATGTGGATGATTACGACTACATCCGTTTCTGTGTTTTACTGGTAAACATAACCAGTTCATTTTTATTTCTGGAAGATCGGCAACTCTTTCAACATATTCTATAGTTTCGTATGGTATTGCTTCTTCATCAAAAAAGTAGACTTGTAGTGGTAATTTGTTTCGTTCTTTTGCTACTTGCAGTGTCATGTTAAGACAGACAGTAGAGTCTTTACCACCACTAAACATAACTACTACATTATCAAAAATATCATAGGTTCTATTTATACGCTCTAAAGCTAATGTATATACATCTCTGTTTATATCTCGTTTTTTTGCTATTTTTCCCATAAATTCACCTTCTCTAAGGCTTGTGAGTAGCTTCTTGCACTAAGGTTAATACCCTAGAACCTACCCTTTTCCATGATTTATATAAGTTCTATTAAGCATTGGATGGTTAGTATCGCTAGGACCAAAATCTGAATCAGGGTGATATGCAATTATATCCATATAGTTTTCCGCAGTTCTAAAACTATGAACCTCACCTTCTTCTAAACAGAACATCATTCCTTTAGATAAATCCTCTTCCCATCCTGTCCTCTTGCCTTCAGGTTTTTGAAAAGCTTCGCCCTTTCCACCAATGACAATACCCATTCTGATGCTAGGATGTAGATGCTGTGTTTGGTCAATTCCCATAGGGAAATGTAAATAGTTTAAACATGGGTCGCCAAGTCTTGGTGGCATAACCAATAATGAATCTGTACAACCATCTATGTAAGAAAGCCTTCCACTTTTTTCAGAAGCACCGACCATATCAATTCCATTGAATCCATATCTTACAATCCAAAACATTTGTGAGTCATCATCCTGCATAAATGCTTCAGTCATTTCATTTGGGTTTGTTTTTAAAGTGAAGAAATCGCCTTCTTTGACTATCCATTCTCTATTACCAGTATCTATTGCAAAAGAGCCTTTTGTTACAAATCCATAAATATTTCCAACTGTGGGTTCTAAATCATAATTATCAGATATAGAGATCATTTTTGTTGGATACATAGAGTCTATTTGATCAATAATTTCTCCATGAGTGGGGTTTGGTATTAAAATCATTTGTTTTTCCTCAATAAATATAAAAGTGTATTATTTTTTGTTTGTAAATCTTTTTCATCCCTTACAGTTTCTAAAATCTTGGTTACTTCCTCTCTGTCTTGTTTTTCTAAATAGAATGTAAGTGGAACTTGATTTGTTAAATCAGTAGCACTGTATCCAACCTGTGCTTCTTCTATCTTAACATCAGCAAAAGATGTGTCAAAAGGTGTAAATTGCACTTCTTGTGTTTTGAAACCTGCAACATCTATGCCTTGTAGTTTTTCAAGTTCTAGTTCTAGAATTTTATCTTCCCACACAGTCAATTCGCCAACTTTATTATCAGCTAATCTGTAAGCATTTATATTTATTTCATTATCAGTGTAAATCTTACAAGGTACTTCATCTATACCAAGTTTTTTTGCAGCTAATAATCTTGTGTGCCCTGCAACTATGACATTGTTTTCATCAATCACAATAGCTTGTTGAAATCCATGTTTATGCAATGACTTAGCTACTTCTTCAATAGCACTTTCTGATATAACTCTAGGATTTTGGAAGTAAGGAACTATATCTTCTGTCTTTTTGTATAAAATATCCATATTGGGTTATCTTATAGACAAATTGATTGTCTGACAAGCCTTGTATAAGTATCTTAGTATACAGGTAATAGTCTTACCTTAACGAGGTTATAGTCTTTCTAGTTATTCAGTCCAGTGTGGTGGGATATCCAAGTCACCAAAATAATCATCAAATGGCTCAAATATTCTTTTTTGACTATTGAAACTAAACTTAGCACTACCTATTTTTCCATACAGGTCTTGCTCTCTAATTTTCCTAGTTATGACTTCACTTGTATTATCATCAAAGTCTCTATGAACTGTAAGGATTACATCTGACTGATTATTCCAATGTGCAGCACCACTAATATCATATGCAGTTGGTGGCGTATATCCACCATCCCCCATTTTTTGTAACTTAGTTGGATGAGCAACCACCCAAAAAACTATATCATGCACTCTTGCAAACCTTTTGCATTTAGATATGAAATCTCTTATATGCTCATCCTCTCTTTTACCACCTGTACGAGTTGCATTGACTTCATTAAATGGGTCAACAATTACACCATTACACCCATGTTTTAAAATAGCACCTTTGCTTATAGTTAATATTTGTTCAATGGTTGGAACTTCGTCTTTTGTTTCTATAAAGAAAAAATGCTCATCTAAGAAATGCATTGCATCTTTTAGTTCACTAGTAGACATTCTATTCGTTTCACCAATATCAAAGGGTTTTTCAGCAACCATTTGAACCATTCGTCTTAAATGCATTTGTGTTGAATGTTCAGGGGAAAATAAAGCAAACTTCCATCCATAAGTTCTAGCAAGTTTTATTAATATCATATCTAGAAAATAACTCTTACCATGATTAGGTATTCCTGTTACAACGTGGAATGTTCCCTTCATGATTTTATATATTGCGTCTAGGTTTGGATAACCGATCTCTACAGGTTTTACATAGTTGCCATTATATAAATCAAGAACAGCACCAGTGTAATCACCACTTTTATATAAACCATCAATAGGATAAGGAACTGCATTTGTAATAGCCTGTTTTAATCTTTCACTGCCATGTTTTATAAGTATGTCATTAGCATCTTTGCAGTCTTGTGGTCTTTCCACATACCAACATATGTCCTTACCAAATCTATGTAATAACTCTTTATGTAAACTGTTACCTGCTGAATCATTATCTACAAACAAAATAACCTTAGTTGCTTTTAGATTACAGTTTTTTAATGGTAAGAATCTTTTATCATCTTCTCTAAGATTTGCATTTTTAGGTGCACCATCAGGTAAAGTGGTTACATTTGTATAACCTGCTTCATACATTGCTAAACAATCCATCTCGCCTTCTACAAATATAATAGTTTCTTCGTTGTGTACTCTTTCATAATTGTATAAAGACTTTTTGCCATTTGGTGATTGTTTGAATTTCTTATCAGCACTTCTATATTTAATATTAACAATATCTTTATTAAGATTAAAATAAGGTAACCCAATCCAATAATCATTCTCCATGTATATACCAAAAGCATCAACAGTTTCTTTGCTTATGTGTCTAGTTGAAAAAAAAGAATACATCTTGGATGGTTTTAGTAATTCTTTTGGAACAACAGGTGGTACATATATTTTTTCAGTTCTGTTTATTTGTGATGTAGTGATATTGCCATTAGGATTAAATCCACCAGTGTATTCACAGTGATGGCAAAACCAAACAACATTACCAGTAGCTTCAATAGTTAGTGCTAATGGGTTATCTTTTGGGTTGTGGTTACTTGGTTGACAACTTGGACATTTAATTTTCTGTGTACCAACCTCATTATTTTTTAATACTATTCCTTCATTTCTTAATTTAATTTCAATATTCATAATTTATCCTGCTAGGTTATTCAATGATTGTTTTTTAATTTCTATATTCTGATTTTCATAATCCGAGAACCTTCGTTGATTTAACCAAGTACTTGGATGTGGTATGAACTTTTCTTCTGTTTTATTATTCTTAGTTTCATTTGCGAAACGAATTGCACAGACTGTTAATTTTTTAGGTGTAATATTTTTTATAGCTACTATATATTTTTGATGTGTAAGATGTTTATTTATCCTTCTTGGATATGATTGCCAAAAGTCCTCAAAGTCTTGGTCATATTTGTCCACCCCCTTATCTTTATTAACTTTCGTATCTTCTTTAGTATTATAGGACGTGTGTGTCCTAACAGGTAGGACGTTGGTGTCCACCCCCAACAAAAGGGTGTATAAATTGCTTGTTCCTAATCTTTGCTCTATTTTTAATAACCCCAACTCAGATAACAAACTTGTACACCTGCGTATAGACCTATCAGAAACACCTACTAATTTTGCTAAATGTTTTTCACTTGGATAACTAGAATTATTTTCATTTGCGTAGTTGCAAAGAATCATTAGTACTAATTTTGCTGTTGGATTCGGTATATCTTTTTTTATACACCACGATAATGCTTGAATTGACATTCAGACATTTTGGGCTAGTTAGGACAAAAATTCAAGTCCTATATATTATAGAAATCATTTGCAGTAACTTCGCCATTGGTAGCTGTATAAATTTTACGCATATCATCTTTTCTAGGAATTCTTTGACCGTTGCACCATTTATCAATTGCACCTTTACTTACATTGGCATCATTGTTTTGCAAATATAAAAGGAAGTCATCATGGGTTAGACCTTCTTTTTTTAGCCATATTGATAGTTTCATAAATTCCAGTCTATCATATAATTTGCAATTAACCCAGTTTGTCCTTATAATTAGTGCATAACTTGAAATTTGAAATTACTTATGAAAACAAACGACAAAGCATTTGAACAATATGGGGTTAAATATCTTAGCCCTTCAGCTATAAACAAATTTAGAAAAAACCCTGCTAAGTGGTTAGTCAATATAGCAGGATATAGAGATAAAATTTTTTCCCCAGCTATGACTTATGGAATTGCTATAGAGCAAGGTATAACTATGGGTGTTATGACTTCAGCTTCTATAAATGAATGTATTGATTCAGCAATGAATGAATATGATCAAATATATAAAAAAATTGAGGAAGAAAAAGCAAAGTATGATTTTGCTAAATGCTTAGAAAAGCAAATATCTGTAGGCGAGGTATTAGAAAAAATAATACCAATGTATAGACAGTTTGGGAAACCAATTGCTTGTCAAGAATGGGTGGAAATATATCTTGATCTACCTATACCATTTAAAGGAATAGTTGATATTTTGTATGAAGACACTGTACGAGATTTAAAAACAACAGGAATAATGCCCAAAGAAATAATAAAAACTGATTATCAAAACCAGTTAAGCATGTATGCATTAGCTACAAGCAAAAGACCATTTGTAGATTATGTATATGTCACAAAGTATAAAAGAGAATTAATTAGTAAAGAAGTTACTAATGTTGATGAAAACATAAAAAACATGAGAAGAATTGCAATGAAAATGTGGCAACTGCTGTCATTTTCTAGTGATATTCATGAAGTCTGTGCTATGTCTTGTTTAGAACCTGATATATCTAATGAAGATTTTATGAATCAATGGAGTGACACTGAAAGAAAAGGTGCCACATTATTATTTGATTTGAATACATAAGGAAATATATATGAATAACTTGATAGAAGCTTTATTACAAGCACAAAAAGAAATAGCACATGCTACAAAAGATGCAAACAATCCTTTTTTTAAAAGTGGTTATGCAACTTTAGAACAGGTAATTAATACAGTAAAAGAACCACTAAACAGAAATGGTATTTACTTTCAACAAAATAGTAAACACAGCGAAGCAGGTGCAGTATGTGAAACTATTTTTTATGGTCATTCAGCACAACTAAGTGCTGGTGAGGTATTTGTACCTGCTGATAAACATGACCCACAAGCATTTGGCTCAGCACTTACCTATAGTCGTAGATATAGTTTATCTATGGCATGTGGAATAGGCTCAGCTGATGATGATGGAGAAACTGCTATGCAAAGAGATAAAGGCAAATACAAAATGATTGGAACAAATGGAAAAGTTATTTTATCTCGTGACAGTGAAGAGGATTACCTTAAAGACTGTGGAAGAATGATGAAAGATGCTAACAATGTTCTTAGTAAAAAAGTTTATAAAACTAATGCAGACACAATTAAAAAAGCAAAAGATTCCAGTACTGGTGAGATCAAAGATTCATATGAAAGGCTTATAGCTTTATATGAAGGAAAAGATGAAGCACAGAAATAAACCTACATTGCATGACTGTGTGTACATGGTTATGGCACAAGGTAACTGGTGGACACCACATGAACTAAGATTATTTATCCTTAACAAGTTTAAAAAATCATGTAGCGAAAGTGGGCTAACTGCATCTATGCGTGATTTTAGAAAACCTGAATACAGGGAAAAATATAAATTGCCATTAGGTGAAGTATTGGAAAAGAAAAGGAACTATAACAATAGTAGTGGTTGGAAGTATAAATTAATAATAAAAAAAGAGGTATAAGATGTCAGAAGAAAAGAAATTTGAACAAAAAGAAAAAAGTGGTGCTTTGTGGGTTGATAACAATGCACAAATTTTACGCAAAGGCTCTATGTTATGGAAATTTGCTGATGAAAATAGTCACAAAGAAGAAAAAAGATATTTCTCACTTGTTGAAAGCGAAAATAATCTAGGTCAAAAAAAATTAGAACTTTTAATGTCAGTAGGATTAGTTTTTGTTAATGATAAAAAGTTTTCAGAAGATAGCCCTGATATCAGTGGAAATGTAACAATTGATAATAAGGTCTATAAGTTTTATGGACGTAAGAAAGAAGCAAAAGACGGACTACCCTTTACTTCATGTCAATTAGTAGAAAAAGATGATGAGATTTTTGTTAAAGAACAAGAAGAGAAATTGCCTTTTTAGAATATGTCAAAAAGAATTCTTGATGCAAAGCATCTGATGTTAGTTAGAACCTTGCCTTGCTTTATTAGGTCGGCAGGGTTTTACAGCCACTCAGAGGTCGTACAAGCTCATCATTTATTAAAGCCTAACAAAGGGTTTAAAGATACAAATAAACGCATGGGAGTGAAAGCTGATGACTCTGACGTGATACCTTTGTGTTATTACCACCACTCATTACTGCATACTAAATTCGGCACGGAAGAAAAATTCTTTAAACACTATGGAATGAGTTCTGATGCAGGTCAGAAATATGCAAAGCAATTATATGCAGGTAATCAGAACTGGATAGATGACACAGATAGTGATTTGCCCTTCTAAAAATAATTTGTTTATTTTGTCTAGGAGGGTTGTATTTGTAACCCATGTTGTTATAATAACTACATGAACGACAAACTGAAATTTAAAAAAGGAAAAAAAATGAATATTGAAATTGATACAACTAAAAGCACAGACGAAATGATTGCACAAGTACTACCTACTTTATTAGACGCAATCAAAGAGAAAGCATATGTAAATGGTTACAAAGCAAGTGATACAGAAGCACTTGGTTTAGTAGTCAGTAAGTTCACTAAGTGGGACTTAGGTGCAATCCTTAACGTAACATCAGAAGCATTAGAAGATGCTAACTTTGATGATGTTGCTACACAAATAGACAGACTAGCGTAAGGATAAATAATGAAATACGAACTATGGGTATATTTAGAAGCAGGTGATTTTTGGTGGAAACATTTGACCAGCAAAGACAAAGAACTAGTAGAGATCAAAAAAAACAAACTTGTGTCACAAGGACATAAAG